CCCGGAGATCCGTGAGTGGTACAACCCGAGAACCATCGGGGAGTACCTCAGGACGAGGGGGGTCGTCCTTACTGACGCCGACAAGAACGCGCCGGTGGACTACCGGCCGTTGGCGAGCGCCACGTTCCTTAAGCGGGGGTTCCGCTGGGACGAGGAGATGGGGATTCTGTGCGCGCCGCTCGCCCTCGACTCGATCGTCAAGTCGCTCACCTACTGCAGCAAGGAGCTGGAGGATCCGGACATGCGCCACTCCATGACCCTCCTCAACGCGGAGGCCGAACTCTGGGCGCACGGGCGAGGTGTGTACGCAGAGTGGCTCCCGCGGCTCGAGAGCGCCATGGGGGAGCTGCCCCCAAGCGCTCGTCGAGCGTTCCGTGGTTTCGACCACTTCCTCGGCCTCTGGCGCACTCGTAGTCTCACGACGTGGGACTCGGGTGGCCAGGGCCCAGCCTGGTAGGCGCCAGGCGGCTGGAGAGCCGTATAATACTCCGTGGTGGACACCACCAGCCCGGGACGTTACTCGGGGGCCGGCTGGGGCCTCACCCATCCAAACTGCCGTTGGCCACGGCATAGTCGCTAAAAGGCTACTCGCAAGAGCAAAGAGGTTCTGCAAGACCGGTCGCCCACCGGTTGCCTCGCTCCCAAGAGTAATGGGCATCGCTCGCTGGACGGCTTGAGTGGGCCTATCCAGCAATGAGTACGAACACTTACTGACCAACTTCAGACTCCTTCTACGGCGATTCCGATCGCTACTACAATGGGCGCGAGCACTACTGTCTCCGCCCCCACCGCCGGCTCTCTACCGGCCGGATCAACGGGTGGGACGGAGTCGTCCCTTCCTGTGGTCCACATCTCTTCCGCGCCGCCTACGGGCGTGGCTGATGTGGGCTCTGTCTCCGATGTCGACTGGTACTCCAAGCCGATCGTCATCAACTCCACCACTTGGGCTTCGGGTGGAGTTGGGCCTGTCTCGTACAGCCCAGTCTACTCGTACCTTACGAACGCTATGGTGCAGCGTCGATTGTACGGGTACTCGAGACTGCGTGCCAAGTTTGTGGTGACTCTTGAGTTTCACCCAACGCAGTTTCACTTTGGGGCGCTCATCTACTCGTGGCACCCCAACAACAACACGTCCGCCGTCAGCTTTGGGGCGACGCGAGCGGCTTCGGTCAACGCGCCGCATGTGTTCCTCGACTGCGCCAACCCCAGCATCGTGGAGTTCGAGCTTCCCTGGTTCTACCCCCACCAGACCATTGACATCATCTCGTCCACCCAGCTCAACACATACGACAACATCCTCATGATGTTTGAGTACGCCGCCCTCGGGTACGCCAACGGGTCTACGATCCCGTCCATCCAGGTGACCATGAAGGTCCACATGAGGGATGTCGAGCTCACCGTGCCCTCCCTCGTGGGGCCCTTCACCCAGTCAGGGCGCCTCGGGGAGTTCAACCTTGATCGCCCCTCCCGTTTGGCGCAGGTGGTCGCCGTGGGGGCGCGAGCCATGTCCAACTTGGTCCCCTCCATCGCGCCCTTCGCGCGCGCCTCCGAGATGCTGGCCGCGGGTCTCCAGGCTCTGGGCTTCTCTACCCCTCACTACGCGAGGGCGAGGGATCGCATGGTCCCGGTGCTCTGGGGCGCCCGCTCCCAGGTTGACGTGCCCTCCTCGGCTGAGAAGCTCTCGCTCTACTCCACTCAGGAAATGAGCGTGGGGGCGGGTCCGGTCGGGAACGGCAACTCGGACCCCATGGACCTCAAGGTCTTCACCGGTGTGGAGTCCTTCCTCTGTTCTTTCACCTGGGCTCAGTCGGCGGTCTCCACCAACATCCTTTACTGCATCCCTGTGGGGCCTGCGTTCTGTACGGAGCTTGCCGGCTCACCCAACGTGTGGTACCCCACAGCCGTGGGCTACGCCTCCATGGCCTTCGAGTACTGGCGCGGGTCGTTGATCTACAGGTTCAAGGTCTTCTGTTCGCGTGCCCATCGGGGCCGGCTTCGCTTTGTGTACGAGCCGAGCAACTCATCCCTGTCTACTGACCCCTACGGCTTCTCTAACCACTGCGTCCTGGACCTAGACGCGGACAAGGAGCTGGAGCTCGAGATAGGATTCAACTCCTCGCAAGGCTGGCTCCTCACCAACACGGGCGCCAGCACGGCTTGCACGACGCTGACTGGTAGCATCATCTCCGGTGCCACCACCATGGCCAACGGGAACTTGTGGGTGATTGTGGAGTCCCAACTCATCTCCTCGTCCACCACCAACGCCGACGTGGTTGTCGGCGTTCACGTGAGTGCGGGGCCTGACTTTGAGCTCGCGGTCCCTACCCTCGCCCAGATCGGCTACTGGACGAGCCACGCCGACCAGTCGGGCCACTGTGTCGAGCTCTTTGAGAGGCCCAACACTCGCTGCGTGCTGGTCTTGGACACTACCGTCTCTCCCGCTCTCGTGCTCTCCCACCAGCACCTCGTGTGGCGCGCGGGCATGATCCTCGTGACCTTGGGGCCCCTGTCACCGCCCCCCTCGCTCATGTCCGCCAGTGGGCGGGAGTCTATGAGTGAGGCTTCGGACCAGTCCGGCG